TCGGCCGGTATCGGCAACATACTGGGCCTGATGCCGGAGGATTTCAGTGAACGCAGCAAGATACACGCCGTGGAGATTGACGCGACAACGGGCGGCATCCTATCGCTGCTCTATCCGGACGCCGAGGTGGACGTAAAGGGCTTCGAGAAGACACACGTGGAGAACGGAAGCGTGGACCTGGCCATCACGAACGTTCCCTTTGTGACCGGATTGCATGTAATGGACGAAACGGGAGACAAGGATCTGTCGAAGAAGTTCGGCGACATCCACGACTTCTGTATCGCCAAGAATGTGCGCAAGTTGAGAGAGGGCGGCATCGGTGTGTTCATCACCTCGAACGGCACCCTGGACAACTCCACGAAGCTGCGCGAGTGGCTGACAGGAGAAGGAGGAGCCGACGTGGTGGGCGCTTTCAGACTGAACAATGAGACCTTCGGCGGTGCGGCGGTGACCTCGGACATCATCGTGGTGAGAAAGCGCGTGAACGGACGGGCGTCGGCGCACGCCATCGACGTGAGCACCGTAACGAGCGAGCGCACGGCCGTAATGGACACCGGCGAGACAAAACGTGTGAAGGGCAAGCTGGAGCCGATAATGAAGACGGTGAGCATGACCTACAACAAGTACTTCATGGAACATCCGGAATGTATGGCGGGTGAGATGAAGTTCGGCTTTGAGAGGGGCGATACGTACCGCGGCGGCTCGAAGGGCCTGTATCCGGTAAATGGCAAGGACCAGACGGAAATGCTGGCCAAATGGGTGGAAGGGTTCAAGAATATGGACGCCGAGCAGCCCAGAGAGGCTGACAGAACGACGGAAGAGGTAACCTATGACGACCTCGGTCAGGGTGTAAAGGAGGGCAGCATGCTGATTGACAGCAATGGCCTGCTTTGCGTAGCACGAAGAGGAAAGGCCGTGCCGATGCAGTCGAAGCGCAAAGACAAGAAAGACACCCGCACCGATGAGGAGATGGTGAAGGTCTTCCATAAGAACAAGGTAAAGGGCCATACGAGACAGGAGTGTTTCAAGGACTACAGCAAGGTGAAGGATGCCCTCAACGCCGTATTGGAATACCAGGCGAGCAACGAGGACGACAAGGGGTTGAAGCCGTTGCTTGACGCACTGAACAGAGCGTTCGACGCCTTCAAGAGCAAGTATGGTAACCTGCATAAGAACGACCAACTGGCTTGGCTGCGGAATGATATGGACTATCCCTCCGTACTGGCCCTGGAAACCTACGAGGAGGTGGCCGACAAGCATGGCAACAAGACCGCGCGTTACGGGAAGACCGACATCTTCACGCGCCGTGTGGTGGAGAAAGAGCAAGAGCCGAAGCCTACGAACACGAAGGACGGCATCATCGTCAGCCTGTATAAGTACGGACGAATCGACATTCCTTATCTGGAGGAAACGCTGGGCAGAAATGCCGAGGACATCAAAAGGGACATCGTGGATAGCGGATTGGGATTTGAGGATCCGGTGAGCCGAGATATGGTGGTTTCGTATGAGTATCTGAGCGGGAACGTGAGAGAGAAGCTCCGCCAGGCCGAGGAGAGCAACAAGGACGGGGCTTACACGAACAATGTGAAGGCACTGATGAAGGTGATTCCGGATAACATTCCGGCGCACCTGATAGACTTTACGCTGGGCTCATCGTGGGTGGACGCCAAGCTTTATGAGGACTTTGTAAAGGAACGCACGGGCGTGAGCGTGAAGTTTACGGCGGTAGGCGGCACGTGGTTTATGAAGGCTCCGGAATACGGCATCTACTCCGAGGATAACCGCCATGCCGGTGTGACCAGCGAACAACTGCATGTGACGGTATACGGTCACGAGCTGATGGAAGCGGCTATCCAGAACAAGACGATAACGGTGCAGAAATCCCATAGAAACTACGACGGGACGACAGAGACCGAGGTGGATAAGGCCGCCACGGCGCTTTGTCAAAGCCGTATCGACGAAATCAGAATGGACTTCAAGGACTGGGCGAGAGCCAAGATGCAGGGCGACGAGGAGTTGTCCGCAAAGATGGAGCAGCGATATAACGAGCAGTTCAATAACTCGGTGCCCAAGAGCATTCCGGACGAATTTATTCCGGAGCACTTCGGCGGGCAGGCCGCCTTGGTGAACGGCCGCGAGTTCAAGTTGAGACCGCATCAGGCGAAAGCCGCCATCCGTGCTACCACGCAGCCTGTAATGCTGGCACACGAGGTGGGCACCGGAAAGACCTTCACGCTGATTACAGCTGCCATGGAGATGCGCAGACTGGGAACGGCACGCAAGCCGATGATCGTAGTGCAGAACGCCACGGTGGGACAGTTCGTGGAGAGCGCGAAGGCGCTGTACCCCACGGCCAAGGTGCTGACCCTGGACGATGGCGACCATAACGAATTGGGCAGAAAGAACTTCTACGCGAAGATAAAATACAATGACTGGGATATGATTGTGGTACCCCAGTCTGTGTTCGAGCGCATCCCGGACAGTGAGGAGCGACAGATGAAGTTCGTCCAGGAGAAGATTGACGAGAAGATACGCGTGATGAACGCGCTGGCCGACACTGACGGTGGCGAGAAGAGTTCGATATACCGTCAGGCGAAGGCGGAGCTGGGCAAGCAACAGGATGAGCTGAACGCACTGAGTGCCGCCCTTGAAGAGAAGCGAGGGAAGAAGCGCGAGAAGGACGAGAAGAAGCAGGCCGTAGCGATGCAAAACGCCGAGGTAAAGGCCAAGGAGATGCTAGACAGAGAGGTGGATGACGTAGAGAACTTTGACGACATGGGCATTGATGCACTGCTGGTGGACGAGGCGCACGAATACAAGCACCTGGGATTTGCGACGGCCATGCAGCGAGGCGTGAAGGGCGTGGACCCCAAATACTCCAAGAAGTCGCAGGGCGTGTTCCTGAAGACACAGGCCGTGATGGAAAAGAAGAACGGGAAGAACGTGGTGTTCGCCACCGGTACGCCTATCTCGAACACTGCGGCCGAGATTTGGACCTTCATGCGCTACCTGATGCCGGCTGACCAAATGAAGGAGTATGGAATCTATTACTTCGATGACTTTGTAAGAAACTTCGGTAACATACAGCAAATGCTGGAGTTCAGCACGAACGGAAAGTTCAAGGAGAACAACCGATTTTCGGGCTATGTGAACCTGCCTGAGCTGGTGAGAATATGGTCGGGCGTGGCGGATACCGTGCTGACACGCGAGGCCGGCGGCGTGAGTGATAAGATTCCGGAGATGGAAGGCGGCAAGGCACAGGACGTGTTCCTGCCGCAGACGAAGGCACTGCGCAGCGTGATGAAGTTTGTGAGAAAGCGCCTGGATGAATTTGACAAGATGAGCGGCAAGGAGAAGAAGGAGAACAGCCACATTCCGCTGACCATGTACGGTATCGCCAAGGCGGCCGCAGTGGATGCCCGCCTGGTAGTGGACAACGCCGAGGACGACCCGTACAGCAAGACGAACGAGGCCGTAAGACAGACGCTGAGATCGCTGGAGGAAACGAAGGATTACAAGGGCACAGTGGCTATCTTCGCCGATGTGTACCAGAACGGCAGCACGGGCTTCAACCTGTATACGGACATCCGCGACAAACTGATTAAGGAAGGCGTGGACCCGAAAGAGATTGTGGTGATGGTAAGTGGTATGACCATGAAGAAGAAGCTGGAAATCTTTGACAAGGTGAACCGCGGCGAGGTGCGTGTCATCCTGGGCAGTACAAGTACGCTGGGTACGGGCGTGAACATTCAGGAACGCCTGCACACTTTGATTCACCTGGACGCTCCGAACCGACCGATGGACTACACGCAGCGCAACGGACGCATCCTGCGACAGGGCAATATCCACAAAGAGATGGGCAAGCCGGTGAGAATACTTCGCTTCGGCGTGGAGGATTCACTGGACGTGACGGCTTACCAGCGCCTGAAGACGAAGGGTGCCATCGCTGACAGCATTATGAACGGCAAGAAGATGATGGCCTCGAGTATGGAGAACCGCTCGTTGGAAGAGGACGAGGACGTATTCGGCGACATCACCGCCCAGTTGAGCGGCAGCGAGTATGCCATGTTGAAGAATCAGGCGGAAAAGGAGGTGAGAAAGTTGGACGCCAACTACAGACAGTGGCAGAACGACCAAACCTATATCCACAACCAGATTCCGAAGCTGCAGGGACAGGTTAAGGAGACGGAAGCCCTGAAAGCGGAGGCGGACAAGGCTCTCGATACTTTGGAGAAGCAATACGATGCCAAGAATGGTATTACGGTGAACGGTACGAAGTACACCGACCTGGAGAGCATGGACAAGTTCTTCAAGGACGTCAACCAGAAGGTGACGGAGCAGATGAACGAGGCAAAGCAGCGAAGCGACTATCAGGCCGAGCGCTCCATCCGCGTGAACGTGGGCGGTATCGACTTCGACTTCAAGACGACAGTAAAGAGCCGCATGGCAGACCGGTCCGGACAGACCACGCTCACCTTCTCGGCAAGCCATGACGTGAAGTACAGTTGCGAGGCGCTGGGACTTAAGGACGTGCCTGTAAGCAAGGGCTGGCTGCGAAACGGTCTGGAAGACGTGCTGCAGAACGTGGTGACCGGGAATGACTTCAAGGAGAAGAGCGAGGCCTTTGAAAGCGCTATCGACCGCGCGAAGGACGACATCGAGAAATTGAAGGCGCGCGAAGGCAAGACGTTTGAGGACGCTGACAAGCTGGCCGAGATGAGAAAGCGGTTGTCAGAGTACGAGGAGTTGATGAAGAAGGAAATGGCAGAGAAGGAGGCCAAGTACGCTCAGATGGATTCGGAAGTCAAGGAAGCGGACGGCGTTCACGAAGCCGTAGAGGAAGACGAAGAGGACGACCAGGATACACAGAAGGACAACAACAAGTATCGCATCCGCGAGGATGAGCCTCCCGTAAGGACGGGTATCGGATACAAGGTGTTTGTGTTGAAGGACGGCAAACTGTATCCTCCGATGGTGGCCAACGAAGACCGGGAGGACACGCCTACCGGTGTATGGCTGGACGGCGACACGAACGAACAACTTATCGTGGACAAGGAAGGTGCCGACCAAGAGCAGGCCGGCGTGGAACCCTGGCTGAGACGCTACCACGTGCAGGCCGGAGGCAAGGGCACGCAGGGCGGCAGCGGCAAACTGGCTTACCGGCCTGGCTGGCACCTGGGCGAGATACCTTATGCACTGCAGTTCGGTAGAATGAATCCCGTGACAGGCTTGCGGGAACTCTTCCCGAAGGACTTCGTATGGGCCGAGGTGGAATATGCCGATGACGTGGATTACCAAAAGGAAAGCGACGAGCGTATGTGGTATAACAAGGAGGGCAAGCGACTGAGCTCCCCCACCCACTCGATGGGCGGGCTGAACCACATGCCGTGGAACGGATCGTACCGCTACCGGACGAACCCGAACCCCGAGACGGATGCCTGGATCATCACTGGAGCCATGCGTGTGAACCGTATCCTGAAGCCGAGCGAGGTGGACGAGATAGTGGAAGCCGCAGGGCGAGAGCCGCAGGAACGCGAGGCAGGCGCCGTAACTGACGCTATGGTGGAGAAACTGAACCGCGGACTGATGAAGCGGATGGATACCTCGGAGGCTGGGAAGAAGCAGGCCGCACTGACGCTGGGACGCAAACTGGGCGTGAAAGTGCGCATCGTGGATGACGCCGAGACACTGACCGATGAGGACAAGCGCAAGGAAGAGCGTATGAGAAACGCCAAGGGATGGTTTGATACGAAGAGCGGCGAGGTGGTGATTGTGGCCGGGAACAACCGCAGCGTACAAGACGTGGAGCAGACTGTATTCCACGAGATTGTGGGGCACCGTGCCTTGCGTGAGATGATTGGCGAGGAAAAGATGGACCGATTCCTTGACGAGGTGTATAGTCATGCCGGCAAGGCAGTGAGAGAGCGCATTGCCGCACTGGCCGGAAAGCACGGATGGAACATGAGGGAGGCAACCGAGGAATATCTGGCCGGACTGGCAGAGAAGGGCTTCGAGGACTTCAACGCTGAGGAGAAGAGCCTGTGGCAGAAAGTGCGTGACTTTGTGGCACGCCTGCTGCAGGGACTGAAAATTCCGAAGAGTGTAACACTGAACGACAACGACCTGAGATACATTCTTTGGAGAGGCTACCAGATGCAGGTGGAGCGCGGAGCGTTGGGCGAGGCCGAGAACGTGGTGATGAAGCAGCGCCTTGGAGCCGGAGAGTTCAAGTTCCGCGACGGAGAGACGCCTGAGAGCATGGAGGAATCGGTTACCAAGGGAGCTGTAGCGCTGGCCCAAAAACATAAGGACGACGTGAAGTTACGCGACGATGCGATGAGGGCTATCGGAGGCAACATGCAGAAACTGCGCCAGGCAATGGCCCTGCAGAAGGAGCTGGACGTGAACACCGCCAAGGGCGTGGGCGACCTGGCAAAGACGCTGGTGGCCAACGGATGGTTTGAGGGCGCCACGGCACGCGACCTGAACCGGCTGATGACGCAGGTGCAACAGGCCGTCGGAAAGGAAGACATTACACGGAACGTGGACGCCATCATGGACCTGATGACCGACAACCTGCTCAGTCAGGCACAGAGTGACCTGGCAAAGCTGCTGAAGGTGAAAGCGAGCCGCGTGAACGCACAGGGCGTGGAGGTACAAGGCGAGCTGGACGGCGACGGCAAGAAGTTGGTGGACGTATTGAAGGCCGGACTTAAGATGCGCGAGCGGGAGGATCTGGAGAACGCCATAGAGGCAGCCAGCGACCGCATGGGCAGCGAGGACGACGTGACGAGTGAAGAGGCGGCCATCGAATACGAGGGCTTGTGCCTGGCCAAGCGCTTCATGGAGGATATTACGGACAGTAAGAAAGAGCTGGCGGACCTCAAGAAGGAGTTGAAACAAGCGAAGGAGGACTTTGCGGCTGGCAAGTTTGCCGACCGTGCCGCTTACGATGAGTTTGTACGCTCGACAGAGGACGCTATCCGGCAGAACAAGCTTGAACGCATGGAAGCGTTCCGGTCACTCACGGGCGACCTGGCAGACCGACTGAGAGGCAGCATCGCCCGAGCGAAGGAGTTCCGCGCGGCGGACAAGGAACGTGTGCGTTCCATTCAACACAATGCGAACAGCGACATGGAGGGAAGGCCTTCGGACGAACATCGCAGAGACACGCGGGCACAGAAAGCTATGAACTCGCCGGTAGTGCGTTTCTTCCTGAAACCGCTGGCGACCTTTGACCAGATGCTGCGACTGTTCGGTAACAAGGCGCAGAACGGAGAGGGCTACCTGTATAACCGTTTCATGCGCGGATGGGTGGACGCTTCGGAAGCCGAGCGCCTGGGCGTGAGAAAGAGCTTTGAGACGATGGACCGCAAGGCATCCCGCGTGTTCCGCCGTCGGATGCGCTGGAGCGACCTATACGCACTGGAGCGCGGCATGAGAAAGGGCTATGCGGTGATACGCAACGGCGACGGCATGCAGCGCGTGGAACTGACGCAGGGAAACATGCTCTATATCTATATGGCCAACAAGATGGCTGACGGACGCATGAAGCTGCGCAAGATGGGCATCAAGGAAGAAGACGTGGAACGCATCACCGACATCATCGACCCGCGCTTCATCGAACTGGCCGACTGGATGCAAGAGGAGTTCCTCGTGGACAAGCGCAGTGAGTATAATGAGGTATACAAACGGATGTTCGGAACCTCGATGGCGGCAATCGAGAACTACTTCCCGTTGAAGATCCTGAGCAACGCCCGCTCCGAGAAGGTGGACGTGGGCGACGGATTTGACGGAGAGAGCAAGCCTTCAACGACCACCGGAAGCATCATCAAGAGAAGACGGAACGGCCTGGCGCTGGACGTGACCGGCGCGGACGCGTTCTCGGTGTTGGTGGAGCATATACAGAATATGGAGAAGTGGGCGGCGTTCGCCGAGTTCAACCGCGACGTGAACACGCTGCTATCCTACAAGCGTTTCAGAAACCAGGTGATGAACATGAGCAGCATCTACGGCGGCGGAAAGAAACTGTGGAACAACTTCAAGGACGTGTGCCGTATCGCGGCGGGCACCTACCACCCGGTGGTTGGCAGCGACAGCGTGGATTCAACCTTCACGAATGTATCAAAGGGCGTGACAGCGGCGAAAATATCATTCCGTGTGTTCACGGCGTTGAAGCAGTTGTTGTCTTCTCCGGCCTTTGTGTCGGAGGCGAGCCCCGCCCGTCTGTTGGCTGACGCGGCCACTCCGTGGAGAGCGTGGAACTGGGCTATGAAGGAACTGCCGTTGTTTGAGAAACGGTGGAAGAGCCGTCAGGCAGGCGATTCCAGATTGCTGCCCACGGAGATGGACTGGAGATTCTGGAGAAACAACCTGGTGGAGAAACTGGGCCAGTGGGGCATGTCGCCCAACGCCTTTGTGGACGCGCTGACAGTGGCAGTAGGCGCCCACGCCATCTACCGGACGAAGTATGGCCAGTACGTGAGAGAAGGTTACGACGCCCAGTGGGCCGACCGCAGGGCCAAGCAGGACGCTACGGTGCTCTATAACGAGACGCAGCAGTCCAACGAGAACGCCTTCCTCTCCACAATGCAGCTTGACCGCACGGTGGCCAGTGTGGCATTCAGTGTATTCCGCAACTCCTCGATGGGGTACCAGCGCCAGATGGTGGACGCCATCCGCAACCTGAAACGTGCCATGACGCCTGGCTACCGCGAGCGCAGCATCGCTTTCATGGCTAAGCAGCACGTGAGAAACGGGCTGGAAAGCGATCAGGCGAATGCGGCAGCCACGAAGGATTACAACCGCGGCGTGTTCCGTGACCTGACCAGACTGGCCGTGTTCGGCTTTGTGATGCAGTTCGCGTGGAACCTGGGCGCGTACCTGCCTTACCTGATTGGCGGCGGGGACGATGACGACAAGGACGAGTTCCTGAAGGATGCGGCCGTGCACGCACTGTTCGGAGGCGTGGAAGGACTGACGGGAGGCAACCTGCTGAGCGACGGTTTGAACATGGCGGTGAGCGGACAGTCATTACAGAATTATGACCCGTCACTGCTGCCGCTGCTGAATGATGTGGAGAGCATCGTGCGGCACTTCCAAAGCGACCAGGTGGCCGCGGCGAACGATGTGGTGAACCTGCTGGTACAGTCCGGCATCGGAGTGAACCCGCAGACGCTGACCGACATGGCGGTGGCCGTATGGGACGCCTGTGGAGGCGACGCACGCACGCAGCGCGAGGCGATGCTGTGCCTGATGAGGGTGTTAAGCTGCCCACAGTCACAGTTGGACAAGGTATACTTTGACGAACTGGGCTGCAACGGCACGGACGCGAGCCAACTGACACCGAAGGAGCTGGCCGAGCGCTACGCTATATATAAAGTGAAGCGTTCGGCGGCGCTGACGGGATGGGCCTACGGAAACGAGTTGAAGGAGAAACGCCTGCTAACCTACGAGGACAAAGCCAAGGCTATGGAGAAGGCGCGACTTGGCAAACTGGGCGACCGTGATGTGAACGCGTTGTATCTGGAGTACAGTGAGGATGCGAAACAAGTGGAGAAGATGAAGGAGGCCATCGCAGCCAAGGGCGCCTACGACGCGAGAGAGGCCGCAAGGCTGAACGCCGAACTGGCCAGACGTCCGGAGTACGGACGGTACCGCCTGTTCAAGCGGCATGACGCCATGCTGGACAAGCTGGCCAAGCGCTGGCTGGCCGCCGGGAGCGCGGAGGAGAAGGCGGAGATTGAGAGCCGCCTGCTCAAGGAGAAGGAGCGGATGGTAGCCCTCCTGTGTGACTATGACAAACCAAAGATAAAGTGACGGTAAGGGGGCAGGGAGTTATCTTTGCCCCATCATCTTATTAAAACAGAGTGAAAATGGGGAATGAAGAGAAATTGCACAGGCTCAGCCGGGTGAGACCCACGGGTGGCCTGGACAGTGTGGCCCACAGCCGCATGACAAGGGCGGAGCGCAGAAGGGCGTGGAACGTGTTGCGCCAAGCGGAGCAGCACTGGCTGAACATGACCCGATTCCGCATGGAGCGCGAGAGGAACAAGAAGTACACTTACGGTGACCAGTGGAAGGACATCGTGGAGGTGAACGGCGTGAAGATGACGGAGGAGGACTATATCCGGAAGCAGGGTAACGTGCCGATGAAGAACAACCTTATCCGGAGAATGGTGAGAAACGTGCTGGGCGTGTACCGCAGCCAGGCGACGGAGCCGACATGTACGGCACGCGACCGCGACGAGCAGAAACTGGGCGAGACGATGTCGATCATCCTGCAGTGCAACATGGACAAGAACCGTATGAAGGAAGTGAACGCCCGGACGATGGAGGACTTTCTGATAGGCTCACTGGCCGTGCACAAGAAGTGGTATGGATGGCGCAACGGCGAGTTGGATTGCTGGACGGACTACGTAAACCCGAACAACTTCATCATCGATTCGAATATGCGCGATTTCAGAGGATGGGACGCGAGCTTTATCGGGGAGATACATGACGTAGCGTTTGAGACGCTGGTCTGCCAGTTTGCGAAGACGCCCGAGGATTACGAGCACCTGGCCGAGATTTACCGCTACACGCACGAAAGGGAACGCTTCTCGCAGACGTGGCAGCAGTTCGGCTTCCCGAGTATGAAGAACTTCGATTTCTACATACCTACGGACACCAGTCTTTGCAGAGTGTACGAGCTTTGGAGGAAGGAAACGAAGCCCCGCTTCCGCTGCCATGACTATAACAACGGCGACGTCTTCAAGATAGAGCTGGAGGATTATGACGAGATGGTGATAAAGGTGAACCGTGACCGACTGGAGCGCGGACGCTCCGCAGGCATGGACGATGACGACATTCCGATGATCGAGGCGGAGTGGTTTGTGGACGAGTACTGGTACTATTATTACCTGACACCGTTCGGAGACATCCTGGCTGAGGGCGAGACGCCCTACGAGCACAAGAGCCACCCGTACGTGTTCAAGGCATATCCGTTCATCGACGGAGAGATACACTCGTTTGTGTCGGACGTGGTGGACCAGCAGCGCTACACGAACCGCCTTATCACGCTTTACGACTGGATTATGCGTGCGAGTGCCAAGGGCGTGCTGCTCTTCCCGGAAGAATGCCTGCCGAAGGGTTTCAGCATAGACGACATTGCGGAGGAATGGAGCCAGTTCAACGGTGTTATCGCCATCAAGATGAAGGGCAACGACGCAAGCATCCTGCCGCGCCAGATTGCGAACAACTGCACGAACATCGGCATCACGGAATTGCTGAACATCCAGTTGAAGATGTTCGAGGATATATCCGGCGTGAACGGTGCGCTGCAGGGCAAGCCCGGATATTCGGGCATGAGCGCCGCGCTCTACAACCAGCAGACGCAGAACGCCACGACCTCGCTGCTTGACCTGCTTGAAAGTTTCTCACAGTTCCGTGTGGATTCTGCATACAAGGACGTGAAGAACATGCAGCAGTTCTATGATACAAAACGCGTGTTCAACATCGCCGGCAAGGCTGGCGCTCAGATTGAGTACGACCCGCAGAAGATACGCAATGTGGAGTTCGACCTTTCCATCACGGAGAGCACACAGACACCGGCTTACCGCGCCGTGGCCAACGACTTCCTGATGGAGATTTGGAAGCAGGGACAGATCAGCCTGGAGCAGATGTTACAGGTGGGCAGCTTCCCGTTTGCGGACGAACTGCTGCAGATGTTGAAGAGCCAGAAGGAACAGCTGGAACGTGGCGAGAAGCCGGACGCACTGCCGGAGAACCTGCGCAAGCAGATTCAGCAGAGCGCCGACATGAATGCCGTGCAGATGGGTTACAATGCGATAAAGGGTGGAATGGCCGCTTAAGGCGGTGCATGAAGCCTTCCCGTAAGGGCGTCCCTCAGAACGTGGCCTCGGTAACGGGGCGAAGGCGTTCTGAGGGACGCTTTGTCTTGCGGTTGGGGACGAACTGCGGGACGGGCATCTCGTTGAAGCAGACGTGGAGGCCGATGGCGCGCGTCATGAGAAGGTCATCGTGCTTGCCGATAATAGCCCCGAAGGCTCCGTTGGGCTTGCGCTCGTAGGTGTCGAACTCGTCGCAGCAGCGCGCGTCACGCTCGACATACTGCCCCTGGCGGATGACCTTGGTGAGTGTGGAGATGACCATGGGCTTGGTGCTGACGTTGGTGTGGAAGCCGTACCGGCGTGGGCGGCCCTCGCGGATGTCGGCCTCGGAGGGGCGGCGTGCGTACAGATTGGGATAGCAGTCCTTTATCTGGTTGAGGACGTAGGAGGACTGGTCTCCGTCAACCTGACGTTCGCGGTCGTGCGTCTCGAGGGTGTTGGATTCGATGACGAGCAGGGAGTTGTCGTAGAAGGAGGCTATCTGCGCAGCCTTCCAGGCAAGGATGTCGATGTCAGTGTGGCCATACCACTGCGCGACCACGGAGGGCTTGCCACCGTCGGCCATATAAAGACGGTCGAAGACGACGACTACGGACCAGTCCGCCTTGTTGGAGCGTCCGCCGATGTCGACAACAGTGAGGTAGCGGTCGGTGACGTGTTCCTCGTCGTCGGGCGTGTTAGGCTCTGGCATAGACCATATCCACAGCATCCCCTGGCTGTCGGCATGGAAACGGATATTCTCAAGGGCTTCCTCCCCTTCATCGGCACGCGCCGTGACGTCACCGATGAAGTGCGGCGGACGGCAGGCTTGACGGAGATTCTGTACCTGCTGACGGTTGAATATCATGGAACCGGAATTGACGAAGGCTTCAAGGTCATCGGAGGGGAACTCGGAGGCCATGGAGGCGTGGGAATCACATCCGGAACGTTCGATGATATACCAGTTTATGGCCTCGAGTGTGGCGCCCTTGAGGAAGAGCGACCATAGATAGCTGCCTGATTCCTCGCGGTCGCTGGAAACGGACGTACCGTGACGTCCGGCGAAGAGACGGGCCGCGAACTCCTCACGCTGCGCCGGCGTGTCGAAGGGTATGGAGTACTGGTCGATGTCGAACCAGGAGATGAAGAGCGGGCTGTACTGCGACTGGCCGCGCTTGGCGCTGTCATACTCTGTCTGGAAGAAGTTGCCGGTGCCGTTGGCGGTGGATTCGAGTACGATCATGGTGTACGGCTTGTAGAGAATACCGTGAAGGGCGGAGCGGACAATATCCTGCGGCGTCTTGCCATCCGTCTTCTTCCAGATGCCCACCTCGGAGAGATGGACAAGATTGTAGTCTCCGCCTCGGCATGAATCGGGTCGCTCGGCAGTGCCTATCTTTATCTTGCAGTTGCGCTGGGGAACGCGGTGGATGGAGCCGGACTTTCCCACTCCGACCAGTTTGGGCTCGTCATCGGAGAAGGCTTCGCCCAAGCGGTGAAGCATGGAGGCCGGATAGCGGGTTATCATGCGGTCGAACATGTCCTTGATTTCATCGGAACCGGTGCCCTGGTGTGCGATGATAAGGGAATTGAGGCCCGTGCGGTGCACGAGCTGCAGCCATGCCATGTAGATTTGCGACGTGGTGGACCCGCCCCACTGACGTGCCTTGAGCAGGACGATACGGATAGGCTGTCCGGCAAGGCGGAAACGCTCGAGGCAGTCCACGAACTTGCGCTGTGGACGCGTGAGGCGGAAAAGGACATCGTCGCCTCCTCCCTTGTTTTTGATGTAGACAAAGAAGGCAGCCCAGAATGGAAAGTCGTGACGGATGCGCACGCGAATGAACTGCTCGACGACACGGAGACGGTCTTCGGGTGTGGGATTGGGGCGCCCGATGCTGGCCAGAAAACGGCTGACGCTGCCGTACTGACGGAGGAGGCGCACGAGGGGTACGCTGTCCATGGTGACGGGTATGTATTGCTCGCGTATGGGGAAATCGGTGATGCGCAAGATGGTGCGCTTGCCCACGGAGCCTTGCCCGGTGATGGGGTTGAAGGGTGCGTTGATGGCCCGCAGGCGCCGCTCGTTCTCGGCAATCACCTGCTGGAGGCTGCTATATTCTTTTGTCATTGTAATATCCTCGTTTGATTCGGTAAATGATTTCCTTGGCCGAGCCTGGTGACATATAGAAGCTGGGCGCCGGCTGGTGTATGACCTCGGAAACGATGTCGGAAAGTGGGCGGCGGGCGTCGGCGTCACGCAGGATGACGACACGGCGGTAGATTTCGCGGAACATCCGTTTCTTGCTCTCGCGCATACCGGTGAGCGGGCGGCCGTGCAGCATGGACGAAACGACGATGGCGGCCCGCTCCTCAGAAACCCAGAAGCGCGAGGACGGCATTTGGACGACGCGGCTGAAAATGTCGGTCATACGGATGTGGCGCGCCTGCAGCATCTGCACGCGGAAGGCCCGGAGGAGGTCGGTGTTGCGCTCGTGTGTGAACTCGAGTACGGATCCAAAGTATTTCATAGGCGGACGATGTGTGATGTTAATTTTAAGTTACAGGTATTCGTTTGCTTGGTTTGTCTTAACAAAGATAATGTTTTTGAGTAAAAAGATAAAATGGAGGTATGGAAACGGTATGTTACATTTGTGGATATTAAAATAGTCACTTTATATAATATTGACGTATATGGCTGATAATAACAATGTTAAAAGCAAGCGCGAGCGGACGCTGGAGCGTCTGCGGGCGAAGAGCCCTGACAAGCGCTTCGAGGACGACGAGGAGGTTTTCGGGCAAATCAACGATGATTACGATGATTACGACAACCAGCTGAACGGCTATAAGGACCGCGAGAGCAAGCTGGCCGGCATGTTTTCATCCGACCCGAGAAGCGCCCGTTTCGTGAGCGACTGGAGCAAGGGCGAGGACCCCGCGGTTGGCCTGGTGAGAAACTACGGCTTTGAAATCAAGGACATCATTGACGACCCGGACCGCCAGGAGGAGATGGCCAAGGCGAACCGCGAGTACGTGGAGCGTGTGGCCGAGAGCAAGAAACTCGACGAAGAGTACGAGAAGAACCTGAAAGCCTCGCTGGAGATGCTGGAGAAGCTGCAGAAGGACGAAGGCCTGACGGACGAAGAGATTGACGGAGCTATGAACCTGCTGATGGGTGTGGCCAAGGACGCCGTACTGGGCAAGTTCCAGGAAGAGAGCGTGCGCATGGCCATGAAGGCGCTGAATTATGAGCGTGACATGGGCATCGCAGGCGAGGAAGGCGAGATTAGGGGCCGTAACCGCAAGGTGGATGAGCAACTAAGACACCGCGAGAAGGGCGACGGCACTCCGCAGCTGAACGGACGCAACGGCCAGGCGAACAATCCGGAGAAGAAAAAGAGCACCATTTTCGACCTGGCCCGCGAGGCCATGTAAGGAGGGAGGAAAGTCAAAATGGACGGAGAGGCAGTCAAGTTTCCAAAGGAACGTGAAGTCAGCCCAGTGACGGGCACGGCCGGTGTGAGAGGACACGCCTTCGGCATGGCGGCCACGGTGAGCGCCCTGGCCGCGGCAAGCGGCGGCATCCATCCCGGAGGCCTGGTAACGACGGACACCAAGTGATTATTCAACATATCTATTCATTCATTTAAAATCCATTAATGTATGGCAGAAGTTTCTAATGCAAATAATGCGGTACCTGCGGGCGGAAGCGCTCCGCAGACTGCCACTGGCTCGGCCGGATTGGAATCCCAGGTACCCGGCCAGGCGTCTACGGTGAGCGGCGCTGCCGCAGCGACCGGCGGAGTGGGCCCCGGCCAGTTCGTCGAAACGGACATCGACGAGGAACTGTTTCAGTTCAAGAGCGATGAGACGCCTTTGACGCAGTTGGTGCTGAAGGCGAAGAAGGTGAAGGTAAGCTCACCTATTGTGGAACATTACCAGATTGACGAGCCGCGTTCCTCTGTGACCACGGACACCGAACTGGCAGGCGGCAACTCCACTCAGGCTGTATTGCCGTTGGTAAAGAACGACAGAGCCATCCCGCAGCCCTACGACACATTGGTAGTAAAGGGCGTGAGCGGCTATTCGGAAGACGGCCAGACGGAACTCCCGGGCCAAGACCTGATGCTGTTCGTGACAGGCCGCGACATGGTGACCGGAAATCCCATCGTACGCGCCACAAACGGCCCGAAGACAAACAAGACGGACCTGGAGTGTACCATTCCTACCATTCCGGCAGGCTCGACCATCGTGTTGCTGGTGAATGCGCTCTACGAGACACAGAAGGAGGTGAACCCCGACCTGATCATCCCGCAGCCTACGCTCATCTACGCACAGAAGCGCGGCATGAACCAGGTGGTTTCGGACTACTTCGAGGCGCAGAAGAAGCGCATCCCGTTTGCGCAGGCCTTGATTGCGGAGGCGCAAATCACAAACTTCAAGGTGAAGTCGAACCGTACGTTCTGGTGGAGCCAGCCCAGCAAGTTCGTGGTGGACACCAAGCTGGGACCGCAGTTTGTGTATACCACAAAGGGTATCCGCTGGCAGTTTAAGAAGGAACTGCAGCACACCGGAAAATGGACTATCGAGGAACTGATTGCGCTGAGCAAGATGGCGTTCACCGGTGAGGACGTTCCGAATGAAGTGATCGGTTTGTGCGGCAAGAACTTCCTGGAGAATATCCAGTGCATTGATTTCTCGAAGCATCCGGAAATCCAGATTTCTGTAAAGACGAATGCGTTGGGCTGGAAGGTGACCAGTATCCATACGGTGTTTGGCGACATCGAGCTCAAGCACGACCCCGCGCTTGACCGCCTGCATTGCGCCAACTCGGCCGCCCTGATTGCGATGGACCGTTTGGTTCACTATGAATATTCCGCTGAGCACACCGACGAGGAACGCGTGGAAGGTGAAGAAGCAGCCCGCAAGGCTCTGATCGTGTGGGACGCTGTCGGCCTGAAAGGCTCGTGCCATATTTGGATTGACGGAGAGGGCGCCAAGACCGCAGACGGAGCCACTTCGTTTGTCATGTGGGATTCAGAGGAAGCTCCGGAGAATCCTTCGAGCGGCACGGTATATTACCTGCTGAGTGATTGCAAGGGCATCAACGCAAACGCCCTGAACGGCCAGATGTGGCAGTACAAGGACGGCGGCTGGGTTGAATACTCAGGCAGCATCACCGCTGAATAAGCCACAGTCTGTGACACGGTAAGTATATAAAGAATGTAGCAATCGCAAAGGCGGATGGAATGTGTGGACCGTCCGCCTTTGCTTCTTAAAACAAGTATGATTATGGAAAATAAAAGAGTGACTTATGCAGCCGTCGGCCTGATGGAGTTTGTGGCCAATGTGGCTATCGGGAAGGCGGTTTTGAGAGTGTCCTTCACGGGCGGCAGCATGACGCAGTATGGCATCACGCCGGCCACGTTCAGTACGAACAACCCCATTTACCAGCGGGCTATCGAGAACAGCGCCTACTTCAAGAACGGGCGTATCCAGAAGCTGCGCGAGGTGAAACTGGAAGGCGAGCCTCCTGTAAAGATTGCCCACAACCCCGAGAAGGCTGTGAAGCAGGAAGAGAAGGCGGACGAGAAGGACGGCAAGGAGGATGCGGCGGACGGGCAGGACGGCGGCAACGCCACTACAACCGAAGAGGCCGAGCTGCAGGCGCAGCTTGATGACGAGGGCGCGCACGAAGATGCGCCAGCTGACAACGCCGGCGAGGATGACGGCAATCCCGTTGAGGCGGAACCGGACGGTGAGGGTGCTGTAGAAGGCACCGGAATTGAGACCGTGGAAGTGGCCGAGCTGGACGATGCGGCGGAGTATCTTAAGGAGCACTTTGGCATTGCCAAGCGCAACGTACGCAGCAAGGAGGCGGCAGAGAAGGCCGGCGAAGCGAACGGCGTGAAGTTTGTGTGGGTATCCTAACGAAAGGGCTGGAGTATGGTGTACAATATCCATCGGATTCTGAAAGATGTGAGGGTGGCCGTGGACGAGAACGCGGAAGGCGGGCTGCTGCTGGAAAGCGGAGACATTGACACGCTGACGCTGGACGGGATTGTAAGGAGCAAGGTGCTGGAGGCTGTCAGACGTGTGGAAACGGTAGCACCTGTGCGCCTGCTGGATGGCGGGCACAACTTCGGCGAGGCGGTGTACTGGGGAACGATGGGCAGCGGATGGGTGTTGCTCCCCGACGATTTCATGCGGCTGCTGCTGTTCAGGATGGACGACTGGGAGCGCCCCGTGTACGAGGCTATCACTCCGTCCGACCCGGAATACGCCCTGCAGTCATCGCGCTTCAAGGGGCTGAGGGGCACCGCACAGAAGCCTGTGTGTGCGCTTGTGATGCGCGGCGAGGGCAAGACGCTGGAGTTCTACTCGTGCAAGAGCGAGGAGGCTGCGGTGACCGAGGCGGTGTACCTGCCCTACCCCAGCCTGGACGAGGATGACGGCGTGGAGATATGCGAGCGGTGCTACGAGGCTGTGGTATACACGGCGGCAGCGCTGGCCATGGCCGCCGTGGGGGACACGGAACGAAGCAATTTGTTTAACGGATTGGCTAAAAGCTTGATGGAATGAGTGTAACGAAGGTGACTAAGGTGGAGGGTGACTTGTCCGTGACAAGAAACATCCATGCGGGCGGCCACGTGAAGGCTGCCGGCAACATGTCGGTGAAGGGCAACCTGAAGGTGGAGGGCTGGCTGGACGCGGTGAACGTGAAGGGTCCGAACAAGGGCCTGTTCACCGACGTGAAGAGCCTGCGCGAGGCCTTCCCTATGCCGCATGACGGCTGGTGGGCGCTGGTGGGTTACTCGCTCCCCGCCGCCATCTATGTGGGTCAAGGCGGAGAGTGGGTGGCCACGGGTGGCGAGGGCGGACTGTCGACGAGCATCGAGGGAGCCATCAACTTCGGCGAGGGAGCCACGTTCGGCACCTACGACGAATCTCTTTACTCGGGCAGCGGCGCGGAGATTGACGCGGACGGCAACATGGAGGTGGAGAGCCTGAGGGTGCGTTCGGCCATCGAGGTGCCGAGCCTTACCGTGAAACGCTACGGGGCCCTCGAGGGCGACATGCTGCTTACGGAGACCGACGCCATAGACAGTGTGGAAAGCCTGGGAGACGGCTGTTACGGCCTGCACCTGCACGAGAAGTGGGACGGATACTTCACCGCCCAGGCGGTGAACAATGTGCTGAGAGGCATTATCTGCTCGCTGGACAGTGAAGGCGGCAGGTTCTACACCTCGTGGATGCGGGTGAACTCGGTGAACGCCGCGGCGAACTACATCGAGGTGACGCTGTACGCGGACGAGGAGACGCCGGCCGGGAGGAACTATCCGCCTTCCGAGAAGATGATGGTGGCCCGGTACGGCAACCAGACGGACGAGGCCCGGCAGAAGTGCATCTACCTCTCGAGTACGGATGGCTGCATAAGGAAACTGGTGAACGTAACCAAACCGATTACGGATTCGACCAACGAGGGCTTCAAGCTGGGCGATCCTCCCAGCTGGCTGAGGGGCGACATCCGCATCGTGACCGGACGTGACTACTTCTACTCCATGGGCGTAATCTGCCAGGACCTTATACAGATTGACTATAACGGGCAGCCGATACCCGTGTATGTGGATTGTGGCGAGTGGAAGGAGGGCGAGAGATACCACTTCCGCTCGTATGACGAGAACAACCGCTACGTCATATCGGATGTATGGCACAGGGGGTGCAAGTGGCGCTGCCAGAAGGACGGCACCACCGCGGAACCGGCCTGGAACAACACGGACTGGGCCATGAAGGAGGGCAACCCGAACTTCACGGTGGCCTTTGCCGAGGCGGAGCAGATTTATGACATTGACAACTTTGAGATGCCGCTTACGGTGGTGGCCACACTGTATAACACGGACGTGACGGACGACATCCTGGACTGCGACGTGGAGTGGACGCGCTACTCGGAGGACGCGGAGGGTAACCCGCGCACGGCGAGTGACGACGCATGGGCGGCGAAGCACGCCGACTGCGGGAAGGCTATCGTGATTACGATAGACGACCTGGATGCAAAGACCTCCTCGGGATTCCCGAAGAAGGTGCGCTTCACGGCCACGGTGACGCTGCGTGACGGCATGGGCAGCGAGGCGGCCACGGCCAGTGTGACAAAAGAAACGAATTAACAAAGACAGACATTATATGATTACACAGAGCAAACCCTTTAAATTCGACTTCACGCCGCTGACGGTGACTTGCACCGTGACGGTGGACAACACGGTGGGCGACGAACAGGTGTATAACTCCTATCTGGGACAGTATATTCCTGACTATACGGCCGTGCCGTTGAAGCTGCGTCCCGACGTGCGCGTGATAGACCAGGACGGCGTGCTGACAGCCGGCAGCGTGAACGGCAAGCTGGCGAACATCACCTGGACGGAGGTGATTGGCGGGACTTCAACCCTCATCACGGCAAGCAACGGGGACTATGAGATCGTGTCGGGCGACAAGGACAACGGCTGCATCCGCGTGAAGAAGAACGTGACGCCGGACACGACGCTGACGCTTAAGTTCTCCGCGGAATATACCGACACGCGCACGGGGCAGGTGTTCCAGGTACAGGGAAGCTACCTGCTGGCATGCAGTTCGTCGGCTCCAAGCTCGCCCACGCTGTCGCTGGACATCGACACTTCGCATCTCTACAACCCGCTGCGCGATGCGGACGAGGTGAAGGTGAAGGCGAACCTGTATGTGGACGGCGGCATCTGCCCTACGGCCAAGCGGCTGTTTGTGTGGGACCTGTCGCACGACGGGAAGACGTGGGAGGATGTGGGCGAGAGCGGCCTGCATTACTTCATCGAGGTGGCGAAAGACGGCACGTACTGCACCGTGAAGCAGTCGCTGATGGGCAGTAAGATGGTGCTGCGCTGCCGTGTGAGATACAGCGAGGCGGGCGACCCGTCGACGGTGGCGCTGACGGACAGTTGTCCGGCCAAGTCGGTGACATTCACGCGATATATCCCTGCCCTGCAGACGGAAATCGTGGGGGCGAGTGACCTGCCTCCAGCGGCTACGGAGATGGAGGTGGACCTGATAGTGACGGACAGCCAGGGTGTGGTGAGCAACTATCAGGAGGTATACCAGCCCGTATGGTACGGCAGCGCACAGACGGCTGCCGGGAACGCCACACCCACCAAGGTGATAGGCTACGGAGCCCCTTGCACGCTGCAGACTGACTTCATCAGCCAGGCATACGGCAGCGTAATCGGCGTGGAGCTGGTGGACCGCGGCCCGCTGACGGCCATCACGGACGAGAGCGGTAACCTGCTGACGGACGAGAAGGGCCTGATATTGGTATGTAACTAATGTGAAACTTTTAATATGACAGATTATGGCAATAACAGTTTATCACGCTAAGGTGAACAAGAAGGTATGGGAGTTCATGAACTTCCTGGTGAATGACAGATTCCAGTGCAAGGACGGCAACTTCATTCTGTGGCAGGCTGACCTGGTGAATATCGGCTCGAAGCTGGGCCTGACCATCGACAGCGACATCCGCACTTTCCTCGAGGAGGTGTGCGAGCAAATCGGCGCGGTACTGCTGACGCTGAAAGAGGCGAAGGAAGAGCAGGACGGCAAGGTGACACGTACGCTGCCCGTAGCCGAGGACGTGCGATTCCAGTTGGAAGGCAGCACGGGCAGCACTGCGGCGAAGGACGAGCCGGCCTCTGAGGAGGAAGTGTCCGGACAAGAGGACAGCTCTTCTGAGAGCGAGGAAGGCGATGCCGGACATAATACTGACAGCGTTGACAACGACGGCCACGAAGATGATCCGGCCACAGAAGAGCCGACAGGTGAAGAGCCGGCCGCGGAGGAAGGTGAAGAGCCTGACAAGGACGGAGAAGGCGTGACGGATGATGCGGACAGCAGTGTAACGGATGAGGAGGACAAGCAATGAGTACGAGTTCAGCGAGCAGACAGGTGAAGTTCTCGAAGAGTTCGGGCACTTACTTTACCTCCATCGTCAGCCAGAACGGCGACCTCTTCCAGGACTACGAGGAGAGAGCCGGCGAGATTGTGGTCACTCCGGACTACTCGGAACTGGAGCCCATCCTGGAGTTTGTGTGCATCTCATCGCGCACGGCGCTGGGCGAGCAGAGCTTTGACGACGCGCAGATACGCTGGTTCATGAACGACACGGAAATCAGTTTCTCAGGCGGCAAGTCCATCGGCGTGTACGCGGGGCTCTTCGAGAAGGTGAAGTCCAACGGGCGCCAGGCGTTGAAGATTGTAGACAACATAGCCAACGCAGCGGGCTACGCGGCGGCCACCATCAAGGCGATAGCCACGCTAATCATTGGCAACGAGAGCGACCAGCTGCAGGCCACGTATACCATTCCCATCGGCCAGAAGAGCGGAACGAGTTACAAGGTGACTATCGCCTCGGGCGACAGCAACAACTTTGTGATTACAAGCAAGACGGAATCGGCCACGAACAAGTGTGTGCTGAAAGCGCAGACTTATTTCAGCGGCAGCGTGATCGAGGATGTGAGCAGCCTGACATACAAGTGGTACAAGGCGGACGCTACAGTGGACGGCGGCTTCGCACTGATCCAGGGAGCGACCTCGCAGACGTACACGGTGAACGAGGCCGACATCGACACGTACGCCGAGTTCAAGGTGGAGGTGTACGCCAAGGGCGCCTCGACCGCGCTGGGCTCGGACGTGCAGGGCGTGATGGACGCCACGGACCCGTATATGGTACAGCCGAATCCGGACCCGACCACGGAAGAGATTGTAAGCGGCACGGGCGGCACGGTGACGTACACTCCGAAGATTGTGACACGCGGCGGTGAGGAACTGACACCCAACCCGCTGTTTGACTTCGTGGCGAACGACCCGAGCGGCAACTACCGCGGTCAGGCCACCAACGCCAAGAGCTTCACGGTGACGGAGGCGATGTGTAACGCGGGCGGCGGCACGGGTATCATTGTGGTAATGACCTCTAAAGAGTTTTGACCTATGGTATTCAGTGGAACGGCTTATGTGAATTTCCGCAAGGACGGCGACGACGGGGACGACGGGCGCGGCATAGCGGAGCAGATTACTTACTGGGCCATCAGCGCCAGCAGCGTGACGGCTCCCACGTATCCTTCGGACCCCGCCACGGCTCCGTCGACCTCGGTATGGAGCACGACGGCGCAGACGCCCACGGCGGCCAAGCCTTACGTATGGACGTACACGAGAATCCACTGGACCTCGGGCACGGCATGGACGATGACCACTCCGGCGGTGATTGCGCTGAGGGGCTATGACGGGGCAAGGCTGAGGGGCATCTACGCTTTCTCGAGCCTTGCGTCGAGTTACACACTGTATTCGGGTACCAACGGCGAGGAATGGTACGATGTGGTGAAGTACGGCTCGTATTATTGGAAGGTGGCTGTGACGGGCACGGTGAGCACGCTGGGCACGCCGTCGGCCAGCAACTCGAACTACAAGCAGTACACGACTTTTCAGTTCATGGCCACGAACTCGCTGGTAGCGGATTCCATCGTAATGGAAAAGAACGGCGTGGTGCTGTTCCGGGCAGAGGACGGGAATGTGGAGTGCAAGACGGGAGTGTTTGATAATGTGGAGGTAAGCGGAAATATCACAGCCAAGACACTGAACCTTGGCTTTGGAACCGGAGACACAGAGGCAGCCTCGCTTTTCTGTCTGCCTAACCTGGGCTCAGACGAACTCGTATTTCCGGCCTTAGAGGAAGGGTCTTCAAGAGAGTATACACTGTGGTATCCGGCAATGACCAGAAACCCTGGAGACAAAACGATTAAAGGAGCGGACAGTTCTGTGCTGTTTTACGAAAACCCGGCAGCGACAAATTCAGCGACCTCGTTGACAATAAGTAACGGAGTGATAAAAAAACTGATAGGGCTGAGATTTACAAACAACGCGAATACCTATTATATATTATGTGAGTAACCGATAAAATTATATCAAATTTAAGATGGACGAAAAAACTACAAATTTAGGAAACAAGCCGGTGGTAACCACCCTGGCCGACACACAGCGCGTGGTGCTGACAGACAGCAGCGGCGCACTCAACTCCATCACTGGAGATAATCTGAGAAGTTACATTCAGAACGGTATCAATCCGAATCTGATGTACGACAACATCCTCATCATGTATTACGACAGCGATGATTGGGCGCGCATGGTGCACCTGGACGCATGGCCCGCTCTGCAGGAGAAAGGCAAGCTGGCCATCGGTGTGGTGATTACCGAGGGTGACAAGAAACTGGTAGTGGCCACGCAGGGCACGCAGCTCTATTGGTCGAGCGCACAGGTGACAGCTGGCGGCAAGATGACGACGAGCCGACGCGAGGCTATTGCGGACTGGGCCGGCGAGGCGAACACGGCGGCACAAATCACTCACTCGGAGTGTGCGGACGTGGACTACGCTCCCGGATACTGCGCCAACTATTCCCGCGTGAACTCGGCGGGCTATGGTCTGAAAGCCGGCAAGTGGTGGCTGCCGTCGAGCGGCCAGCTGGACATGATATGGCGACATATCAACGGTCTGAACTATGCCCTCTCCCTGATCAACGACGCCGACCAAATCCCATGGGAATGGCACTGGTCCAGCACCGAGTACTCGACGACGTACGCCTGGCGTCAGAATTTCGACAGTTCGTACGGCTATCTGGGCTACTACGGTAAGGCCACGGGCAAGGGTCGGGTTCGGCCGGTCTCCGCATATCAGTAAGCAGAGGACTGGCTTAAAACATTTTTCCCTTTTTCCTTCGCCCCTTTAAAGGGCGAAGGCCGGCCCCGTCCTTCAAGACGGGGCCTTTTCGTATTCATCCGGGAGGTCATCGTCCTGGATTTCGTCGGGGTACTGCGTGATGTCGAGCAACACGTTGTAGGCGTCGATTTCGGTGACTTCGACCACCGAGAAGACGCCGGAGAGGGCGCGGACAAGGTCCACCACCTCACTGTATTCTGAACTGTTTCTTAATAGCAATAGTTTCATAATGTCCTTTAATGTATAAGTAATCAAACAATCGTGATTCTATCCGGGAGAGGTACTTACGCCGCAAAGCATAGTTGTTGTGTTGGCGGAGAAAGCCCAGATAGGAGTTGAGGGACTGCACGGCATGGGTGATCTGCTCCATGGTGTAGGCGCGGTTGAGCGTGCGGACCGCATCGACGAACCCGCCGACGGTGCGGTTTGCGCAATACGAGCGTCCGGGCTTGACCACCGAGCCGGTGAACTTGACGCCCTTGCTGTAATGCTGCAAGTAAAACTTCTTCTCATTCAGCTTCAGGCCGAGGCACGCAAGATTTGCACGTATCAGAGGCACGGCGGAGAGCAGCACCTTCTTATCCTCATGAATCATATAGATGTCATCGACATAGCGGCCGTGGTAGGGTGTGATTCCGCTGATGAACCAGTCGATGTCGTTGAGGTAGTAGTTGGCGAATATCTGGCTGAACAGGTTGCCGATGGCGATACCCTTTCCTCGCTGGTTGCGGAAGAGGGTCTTGTGGTCGGGTAATTGGTCGAAGAGTTCCTGGCGGCTCTTCTTGATGCAATCAAACTGCGGTTCATGAAGGACGACGGTACGGCAAAGCCAGCGGAGGTCCTCCTTGTCCTCTCCTTGGTAGCGCTCGAGGACGAAGCGGTCTATCTTGTCGGCCATGATGGCCTTGTCGATGGACATGAAGAAGCCCTTCAAGTCCAGTTTCATGATCCAGCAGTCGCGGGTGTATCCCTGGGAACATTCCACGAGGTCTCGCTGCATCTGACGGACGCCGTAGAGCTGTCCCTTCCCCTTGCGACAGTTGAACGTGCGCGAGGAGAAGACCTGCTCGAAGAGCGGTTCGAGACGTAGGGCGATGTAGTGATGTATGACGCGGTCTCGAAACGAGGCAGCGAACACCTCACGCAGCCGCGGACGTGTGACGACGAAGCAGATGCTGCGGGTGGGACGGTATGTGCGGAGATTGACGCTTTCGGTCAGAGAGACGCATTGTTCCATCCAATTAAGCGTGAACTCCATGGCACTGGTAGTGCCCCGTTTGTGGCGGAGGCAATCCCTGTACGCGTCCACCATATCCATTAACTCTATCATAGCGATGCCTTATTTTGTGCGGAGACCGGCCGAACCCGATTCTTGTTCGTGGCCTTATTGTTGTTGTTCAGATTGCCGTTCGAACTGTCGAAATTCTGATTCCAGGCGTTCGTCGTCGAGTACTCGGTCAGTTGAGCCGATGTCTTGTTCTTCGGATTGAATGAATCCCTGGCTCCCATATCATAAGAAACGCTTTTCACGGTCAGCCCTGACCGGCCGTGCTTTGCTTGCCGTCCTTCGTATATCTCGATGCGAAGGAGTTTCGTAATGCGGTGGCCTGCTTGCCGATGCCGTCGAGCAGCCGTATGAGGTGCGCTGACTTGTTTCTTCCCTTTATCCATCCCTGCTCCACGGCCAGCGTGACGAGTACTGACAGCGTGTGCCAGTCCGCCAGGAGCGCGTCCATAAGGGCGACGGAACGTGGCGAGTTGGTTTGGTACGCTTCGGCGAAGAGGCGCAGCGCCTCGACGGAGAGTTCCTGCATCCGGGCACCGATGACGTAGCGGTGCGACTTCGGGAAATTGTCGGTGACGGATACCATCACCGCAAGTAGTTCGCGAAGGCGGTTGTAGAGCTGGGTATGGATAATTGTTTTTGTCATATTCATATTTATATAGCGGCGGTAAAGGTAGTGAAAATTTACGAGGCCCGGCGCATGGGAGCGGATAAATTTTTTAAGAAACGGGAATAAAGTTTTTTCATGCGGAAAAGTGGCGGAGTGAGCGGGATTGCGGACGAAGATAAAGCGGCGGGGCGGCTGGGATGGTGTATCTTAGCGTCCGAGGGTAAACGTTTATGTTTAGGGGCGTAGGAGTTTCCGGGCCGGAGGCCGGCTTCATCCAAAGGGTGGAGGCGCGGTGAGCCGGTCCGGAACTTTTTTCATGCCGTTGCGCACAAGATAAAGAGGGAATGGCGGCCGGCCCGCTATCTTTGCAGGTATATATAGGGATATAGGAATATGTTTAATCTGTAATTTTGATTTTTGGCTATGATTGGAATGTTGTTTGAGGGGTTTGACTTCGGCCCGCTGAGGGTGCATGCCGGCTGGTTGCTGCTGATTTACGCGGGGGTGTTGCTAAGCATGGTGATTGACCTGATAACGGGTGTGAGAAAGGCGAAGGCGGCCGGAGTGGCACGCACGAGCGAGGGTTACAAACGCTCTTGCGAGAAAGCCATCAAGTACTTCTTCCCGATGATGTGCCTGAGCTGTATCGACCTGATGGTGTCGACCCTGCTGCCGCTGCCGGTGATGACAATGGCGATGGGTGCCTTCAACATCTTCTGCGAATGGAAGAGTGTGATGGAGAAGACACACGAGAAGGAGGAGATGCGCAAGGCGGAACGCACGATGAGCATCGTGTTGGAGAACAAGGAGGAGCTGGCCGGGCTAATCTCGAAGATATTAAAGGAGGGACTGAAGGATGAGAGTACTGATTGACAACGGGCACGGCGAGAACACGCCGGGCAAGCGCAGTCCGGACGGACGGCTGCGGGAGTGCCTCTACGCACGCGAGATGGCGGACCGCGTGGTGGCCGGACTGAGAAGGCTGGGCATCGAGGCGGAGCGCATCGTGAAAGAGAGCGTGGATGTGGCGCTGAAGGAGCGCGTGCGGCGCGTGAATGAGGTGTGCCGCGAACTGGGCACGGCCAACGTGCTGCTGGTATCGATCCACTGCAACGCGGCCGGCAACGGCCAGGAGTGGATGAAGGCGAGAGGATGGAGCGCGTACACCACGAAGGGCGTGACGAAGGCGGACCGACTGGCCGACTGCCTCTACGAGGAGGCGGAGCGTGAGTTCGAGGGCCTGAGGATACGCAAGGACATGAGCGACGGCGACCCGGACTGGGAGGAGAACTTCTACATCCTGAAAAATACGAAGTGTCCCGCGGTGCTGACCGAGAACTTCTTCCAGGACAACGAGGAGGACGTGGCGTACCTGCTCTCTGACGAGGGCAAACAGGCGGTGACGGAAACCCACGTGAAGGGTATCGCCCGATATATCGACACCTTGAAATAGGTTCTACATTGTGTGTTTATAATAGTTAGTGTTTTATCAACCTTTAATTTGAACGGTTATGGGAAAGAAAAAGTTTGCTGTTTTGCTGCTTGGCCTGTTGGCCTGCTTTTTTGTAGGCGGCTACACGGGCATGTTTCTGACCAAACGCTCTCTGACGGAGAGCGGAGGTCCGCCCGGCGTGACGGTGGATACGCTGGTGTACACGGATACGGTAATCTTTCAGGCGCCCTCCCTGGCGGGGGTGACCCTGGCGGGCATACGGACGGTGACGCTGCCGCTTCCGCTGGTGATGACGGCCAGCGAGGCGGAGGATACCGCCGAAGGCTTGCACCGCTGCCTTGACGGCTGCGGGTCGGGAGGCGAGCCGCGATGTTGCACGGCATGGCCTGACAGTGTGACCGTGGAGGTGGAGACTGTGCAGAAGCATTACGAGGACAGTCTGTATGAAGCCTGGTTGAGCGGTCCCGGATGGGCGGAACTTGACAGCGTGAAGGTGAGGGCTCCCACCCGTGTGGTGACGGTGACCCGCACCGTGAACGGAACACGGCGCAAGCGATGGGGCATCGGCCTGCAGGCGGGCGCCGGATTGACTGGAAGGGGCTCGGCGGAGCCTTACCTTGGTGTGGGTGTGACCTATCAGCTTATCGGACTATGAACAGAGTGACACTGACCGTAGGGAAAGAAGACGTGATGGAAGGCGTGGCGATGACCACCAGTTACACGGGCGCGAAGATGGGCGACGGCGACAAGGAAGCCTACGACCGTATCTTCACGACGGACGAGGACGGAACGGTATTGGAGCGGTTCTGGACGGAGGCGTGCGAGGCGTGCAACGACCGGCTTAAGCCATTCATGGCGGCAGCCTGGGACGGGAGCGGCGACTACACGGCCACACTGGACCTGCCAGGCGCCTTCGACACGCTGTTGACGGGGAGCATCAGGAATGACCTGAGGGGATTCTTTGTCAACTACATCACGGGCCGGTGGTACGGCTTCACGAACAAGGGCGAGGCGGCGGCCTACACCGCCACGGCCGAGAGCCTGCTGGCCGACGCCCTGAGGAAGGTGTACTACAAGAAGAAGCCGGTAAGGACGGCACCCACAAAGAAAGAATGAGTTTGCGGGCGGGGAAGCGGCCCTTCCCCGCCCTTGTTTTTAACTATCAAAGAAAAAGATTATGGCAAAAACGAGTTTAAGCGTTACGCTGTACATGTCAGAACTGCTGTATGACGTGCAGAACAAGACCTTCCTGACGGGAAGAAGCCGCGACAACGGGCAGAACTTCGCCGAGGTGGCCCACATGCAGGCGAGCGGGGACGACGAGGACAACAACCAGATTCTGCGCTCGATAGGCAACGCCTTCAACGCCTTGAAGACGGATCTCTCGGAGTATCTGGACGAGACAAAAACCTCGACTTCCAACGTGCTCATCAGCGAAAGCGAGAATCTGACGCTGGCGTTCAAGATGCCGTCGAACTACAACCAGGCGGCCACGGATTCCATCTCGGCCTCGCTGCACAGTTACATCGTGAACAAGGCGGTGGCGGAATGGTTCAACATCACCGACAAGGCGGACGCCTCGGACTACCTGGCGCTGGCCGCAGAGAACCTGGAGCAGGCGAAGAAGGCGGTGTCGAAGCGCATACGCCCGACACACACTAAGGTGACGACCACTTAATTGAAGGGAGGGCGGCATGATTCATCAGTGCATACCACATGACCCGTGGCGCAGGCCCGGACCTCCTCCGCTGAGGACGGTGACGCTGCGCCTGAAAAGGGAGGAGTTGCTTTATGACATCACGAACTGCGCCTATGTGGAGGCGGACATCATGGACGTGAAGGAGGAACACCTGCGCCATCCTGTATATGACATCGGGGAGGACGGCAACGTGGACCGCGTAACGCGCGTGATGGACATCGCCTTTGACGAGTGCGTGGAGATGCTGTATCCGTACAGCAAGCGAGAGATGGACTGCGAGGAGGCGGACACGGACCAGAAGGTGACGGAGGTGTACGAGGTGGCGCTGCAGCTGCCGGAGACGTTCTCGCAGACGTCGGTGGACCTGCTGGCAAAGCTGGTGCACGAACGCATGGTGTGCCGCGTGCTGGCCGACTGGCTCTCGATCACGGACAAGGCCGCGGCCCGCGAGTGGGCGGAGAAGGCGGAGACCGCTGAAGAGAGTATCCGCAGCACGGTGAACATGCGGCGCGGACGGATAAGACGAAGGCTCTCGCCTTGGTAAGGGAAGAGTGAGAATATACAAAGGAAGGCAATGCGACTGGCGGTTGGCTTGGTGTCCGCCGGCGAAGCATTGCCTTCCCTTTTTTTTGTGTGCTCCGGTTATCTGGGGCGTGCGGTGTAACGCGGCTCGTACTGCACGGTAAGGCCGTGGATGTAGTCATCGGGCCGCAGGACGCCCGCCAGCATGAAGCGGAAATACTTGTACGGCGTTCCCCCGATGGCACTGAGATGATGGGTGGCGGAGGAGCGGACGGTGACCCAGTTGATGAGGTCGCGCGAGCCCTGCATGAGCACCTTGACGTTACCCGTGATGAAGCGGCCGCGCTGGATGGACGTCCATATACTCTTTAGCGTGTCCGGCGCATCGAGCTTGATGGGGCGTGTGAGCAGGAAGAAGGGCGTGGCGGTGGCGTCGGTCTGCGAGAGGTTGACGAGGGTGCCACCGGATGACATGACCAGCGCGTCAGGATAGGAGTTGATGCCGGAGGCTATCGTGCCCTGCATCATTCCCCACTGCTTGGAGCGGAAGGAGTAGACGTAGGAGTAGGGATAGGACGGGTTGTAGACAACGAGCCGCTGGCCGGTATAGTCATAGACCATGCGGCAGGAGGCGGCGTAGTCAATGAAGCGCACCGAGGCCAGCTCGCTGGCAGTGATGCCTGCCAGTGCGGCCACACGGGCCTCGACGCCATCGGACGCCACGGCGGTGACGGAGGCCATGTCGGCCGCATCAAGCACTTCGGTGGCGCACTTGCTGTCGGATCCGGAGAGGAGCATGACGCCGCGCGCGGTGGCGAAGAATACCACGTTGTCAACCTGCGTGACGCTGTCGGCCGAGAGGCAGACGTCCGCCGTGATGGGCTGCTTGCCGGAGTATCCTCCCGCGGAGTTGACCTCGAGCGCCCAGACGCCTTCGGTGGTGAAGGCGTAGAGGGGGAACTGGCCATACTGTCCCTGGGAGAGGGCGCGGGCGGCCGTGGATACGCAGATGATGCGTCCGGTGCCCACGGTGTTGATGCGCGAGGCAAGATAGAGGAAGGGATTGCCCACCTCGGAGGTGTACAGCTTGGAGGGCTGCTCGATGACGCGCTCGAGGGAACCGGCCGCGTCGGGGAGTACGGGCACGCGGGTGACAGGTAGCGTGTCGGGTGTCTGCCATCCGGCGAAGTAGAGGCTGCCGTTGAGCGTGTCGTGCGGGGTGAGCGGCACTTCGTAATCGTGGACGCCCTCCACATGGATAAGGGCCTTGTAGGCGGAGGTGGAGGGATAGTAGAGGTAGAGGAGACGGTGGCGGTAGGTGGCCACGGCTCCGGCCTCGCAGACGGTGACAAGCTCGCGGCCGTCGCGCCGCTGGTAGATATAGACGGTGACGGGACTGGTGCCGTCATACCCGGTGCTTACCTGCAGGTCGCTTACCCACTCCTGCCCGTCTCTCTCATCGTCGGACACTGCCTGCCAGTATCCTTTGTCCACGAGTTCGGTGAAGCCGTCGGAATGGCAGAAGAGGGTGCCGCCGTGATAGCCTTCGAACACGCGCTTGCTGACGTTGGCCAGGTTCATGCGCTGGTTGTAGGGGAAGCAGTATCCGGGCAGCAGCTCGTCGTGGCTGTCGTAGTCATCGGTCATGAGCGTGCGGGTGACGAGGGCGGGCAGGTAGTTGTCCGCAATGTCAATCAGGGTGCGCTCGGTGGTGAGGTTGGCCACATCAATGCTCTTAAGCAGGTAGAAGAGACCGCAGGAGCGGATGTCGTCCGCCACGTCCTCGGCTTCCTTCTCGGGCAGGGCGATGGCCATGGAGGGCATGGTGGAGCCCACGTATCCATTCGTCTCGCGCTCCCAGGCCTCCTGGAAGGTGTACTCGCGGTATCGTGCCTTCATGCCGGAGAGTAGGCAGACGCTGACGGCGTCGATGTCGGATGTCTTGATGAAGCTCTGACACTGGCCGCTCTGGTCGAAGGTGTAGACGGGCTTGCTGATGTAGATGTCGACGGCGGTGATGATGTCGCTCCACTGCTTGAGTGTGGTGAGAGCCTCCTCGCTGAGCACGGCGTAGTCCAGCGAGTGGACGAGCGCGGACACCTTGGCGGAGCATCCCTCGTTTTTGAGGGTGGCGCCTTGGATCATGACGACGGGGGCGGGCCCGGTGGTGGCCAGCATGAGCACGGGGGCGGAATGACGGGTGAGCGTGCCGTCGTAGAGGCGGTAGGCGTAACGCACCAGGAAGGGGAAGATGAACTTGCCCGAGCCGGTGGCTTCCTCGGCGATAAACTTGTTCACCTTGGCGAGCACCTGGGCGGTGATGGCGGTCTTGTTGTCGTCGGAAAACTCCACTCCGGCGCCCAGGGCCGCGGTGAGTATCTTGTCATAAGTGACGTCGAACCAGTCGGTATGCCTCTCCTTGGACTGGAGGCCGAAGGAGACGGGCAGTTCGGGCATGGAGGTGCCCAGATGGGTGTAAGCCTGCTCGGTGGGCTTCCAAAGGTAGTAGTGAACACCATCGGCGGTGACAATCATCAGGGTGTTGCCGATGGAGGTGACGCCGGTGGCTTCCTCGCCGACGCCATTCAACGGGGTGAGGGCGCGGGCGGCGGCGCCTGACTGGGTATAGTCGGCCGTGGCGTCGAGCCAGGCGTAGGTCACCGTGGCGCTGTCGGCCGAAGAACGGGTGAGCACGATGTAATGGCGGTACGACGTGCCGGCATGGATATACACCACGCTGTTCCCCGCTCCCAGGTTGAAGAGGGCGCGGGGCGCGGCGACGGGACGCAACGATCCGTCCTCGCTGAGCAGGTTGACGGACTGTTCCAACTGCCCGTCCGGACACTGGTAGCCGGAGGGCTGCGCGGCAAGGCCGCTGTACTGAATGTCTTTTGTCATCATAAGGCTTTGTGTGTGATGATGGGTACCATGACACCGAACGCGGGGTGTGTGACGGCCTGCCCGCAGGCGAAACGGGCCTCGGCGGGCTCCTTCCCGGACACGGCGGCCGCGCGCAGCATGGCGGCGGAGAGGCCGACGGAGTAGGCACGGAAGTTGCGGGCCCCATGCTTGGTGGGAATGCAGACGGCCTGATGGCGACCCATGGCACGCCCGGACCGCACGCGCACGAAGAGATAATATTCATCGTCCTCGACGGCGATGTCGAGCACGTCTCCTGGCGTGATGGCGAGCAGCCGTGCCACGCGTGAGGTGATGTCTATCTTCCCGCTCCGGAAGAAGGAGATGTCGGGGCGTCGGGTTGTTTCCTGCAAGATGGTGGTCATAATTTACAGATGCGTTAATGGTGTATGGTACCTTTCGGTTGTTACTTTGTCTGATTCTTTCTTAAAAGGGCAACATAGCCTGGAAAATTATTCACTTCCCGGGCAACATCGCCACGGAAAATATTCACTCGGTGAACGCCTGTTGCGAGGAGGGCTCTCCGGGGTGGTCCGCCTCGTCGTAGTTGAGGCTGCGGGCCATGTCCTCGGCATCCTCACGGTTCAGGGCGCTGTCGTGTGCGGAGTATGACCGGATGAAGATGCTGTCGGCCGGCTTGCCTCCGAGCTTGTCCACACGCATGACGACGTTCCACGTGCGGCCGCCTCCATACTCGACGGCGTAATGGCGCGGGCCGAGTTTGAGGCCGTTGTATTCGTTGCGCAGGGCGCGGAGGTCGTACTGCAGGTGGCGGTTGCGGGCGGAGAGGATCACGAGGCGTGAACGCAGGCCCTTGATAATGGCCGCCTCCATCACACAGGAGAAGGCGAGCAGGAGCAGAAGGGCGAATAATGTGTTAACTGTTGTTGCCATCATGTTGATACGGGTTTTATCGGCGCGAGGCGCCGGTGAGTTCTAAAATATTGTATGTCTTGAAGCGGTCGGTGAGGCGGCCGTAGCCGTCGGCGAAGGCTTCCTTCATCTCCTTTACGGTGAGGTTGGTGGTGACGTGGCCGTATAGTCCGAACTGGGTCCAGATTTCGTTGCGGGCGTGCAGGAACTCCTCGGTGAGCACCTTGGTGTCCATGCCGTAGAAGGGCTTGGAGGGTATGCCGATGTCGTTGAGGCAGATGTTGACGGGCTTGCACTGGAAGCCGCGGTTTTCTTCCTCGTTAAACGTGTAGCGGTCGAGGTTGTTGTGGATGGAGTAGTAATTGACCATCTGGGTGACCGAGAGGTTGTGGAAGAAGTTGGGGTTGCAGGTGCGGCGCAGGTACTCGCTGAATATCTGCATGAGGACGGTCTTGCCGGTGCCTACGTCGCCGCGCAACAGGAGGTTCTTGTGCAGCTTGTAGCGCTTGTCGGGGAAGACTTCCTCGGCCAGCTGGCAGTCGTTGAAGTAGTAGAGCAGGAACCGGAAGAGGTCGCGGTTGCGGTCGTCGATGACGAGCTGGCGGCGCTGCGGGGCGAGCACGAGCTTGTTGGCGATGTCCACCACCAGGCGGGCATGCCGCTCGTAGACGGCGGGGTCCGTCAGGTCGGGGAACACGCTTTGGCGGTTGCGGGCAAAGTTGTCCACGGATCGTGCGATGTCGGCGAGTGTGGGTGTGTCAGTGTACATGGTAATGCATTCTGTTTTTAATGTTGTCAAAGTATTGATGTTTTTCTCTCTCAGTAGTCCACGCCTCCGAAGTCTGTGTCGGTGCCGTCCGCTCCATCAGGCGCGGCACCGTCGCCGGACACGGCGGGACGTGCGGCCGGCGTCTTGCCCGTCCTTCCGGCAGGCGGCGAGGCCTGTTGGCGCGCGTTGAGCCAGTTGACGAAGTGCCGCTTGGCGTCGGTGAGTGACTGGTGCGAGGATTCGATGCAGCGGCAGTGCAGCTTGAACTTGGCAAGCAACCCGGCGAGCTGCGCGGGCGTGAGCTGGAAGCGCATGCACACGGGCTCGTACCACACGGCATCATCCTGCAGGGCCTGTATGGTGGCGTCGAGCGAGGCGGGAGCCAGGGGCGGCTGCTTGGACTTGGCGGGCACTTCGCGGTCCAGGATGACGGGACAGACGGGGCTGGCGTCCGGCTCTTCGCCGGATGATCCCTCATCGGAGGGTTGCGGCTCTTCGTGAAATGATCCGTCCGGAGCCTGGGGCGCGGCGGGCTCGGCGTCCTGGGACGCGGGGTCCTGTGGCTTGGCCGCATCGGTGCGGTGTTTGGCCGGGCGGCCACGGTGCCGTTTCTCCCCTGCCCCTCCGGCGGGTGCCGCGGGCAGTACGCTGTCAGTGTCCTCGGGGTCTTCGTCGTCGAGCAGGTTGTACTCGCTGATGAAGCAGCGCCGGCGGGTGGCCTGGCTGAGTATGCGCTTGTAGCGCGACTGGATGCCGGCGGAAGTGAGCACGTTGTGCTCCTCGAAGAGCGCGCGGTCAAAGAGGCCGACGGTGAGGCAGCATTCCAGCACGGCGAAGATGTAGTCCTCGTCGAATCCGGTGATTTCGGAGCAGACAAAGGGCAGGTCGGCATCCCACTCCATGTAATAGCCGTTACGGTAGACGCAGCTCAGGAGGTAGGCGTAAACGGTGATTGCCCTGCCTCCCTGGTACTTCACGAGTTTCCGCACCTTGAGGTCGTAAAAGAGGTCCGTGTCGAACGGGAAGTATTCAAGTCCTTGTTTCTTATGACGTCCCATGATAATCTTTTGTTTTTGAACGTGAATGAATGTTACAGTTGCTCGGTGATGGTAAACTCGATGCGGGGGTTGGCCTTGTCAATGAACTTGCGGGCACGGAGCTCGGCGCAGAGGCGGTCGTTCTTGATGGCCCGGCACGCCTGCAGGCAGTCAAGCACGGTCTTCATGGCGTTGTCGAGGTCGGGCCTGTCGGAGGCGTAGTAGACGTCGACACTGAGCTTGAAGCGCGTGTCTATCATGCGGCCGCGCAGGCGGCACTGCAGGAAGAAGGCTTCCTCGTACTTCCTGAGGGCAGCCGTCTTGGCAAGGCTGCCGTGACCGCATGTGGTGATGATGCGGTAACAGTTGCTCTTGGAAGGCGGCTGCCCGTAGATGACTTGGACGGCCCGGGGTTCATTGGGGGTTGGATTCGTCGCTGTCATTTGCCAAGGGTTTATAATCGAAGTATTCGAGGATGGGTGTCTCGGCCACGGAGAGCAGCTCGTAATCGGTGATGCTGTCGCTGAGCTCGGCCTTCAACCGTTGTACGGCGAGGAGGAAGTTACGGGCCTGGCAGAACATGCACATGGGGGCGCGTTTCTCGGCGCCGGTCTTCTCGTCGACGGTGACCACGGCGACCTTCACCTTGTAGAACTTGTACTCGGTGACCATGGGGTCTCCGGCGTCTTCGTCGCGGTCGGCCGAGGTGTGGAGGGTTGCCGCCATCGCATAGAGGGGATCGATGAATATTTCGGCGGCCTTCACCTTGGTGATGCCCTGAATCTTGTAATCGCCGTCGATATAACGGCACACTTCGTCGATGACGCGGGCCTCGGCCTCGGTGAACGAGAGGGCGTTGATGAGATACTGTTCGGTGGCGGGCTTCGACACTCCGCTGGGCAGGATGGTGTTGAGCGCGATGGTGACGATGAAATAACTGTTCTGTTTCATGGTTTCTTTTTTTTTGTCGTTTGACGCTAATGGGTTTACTCTTCCTTGAAAGCCTGGCGCAGGGCGTCGGATGGCTTGAAACGTACCACGCGGGTGGCGGGCAGTGTGATGGGCTCGCCGGTGGCGAGGTTGCGGCCCACGCGCTGGGCGCGGTGGCTTACCTTGAACTGGCCGAAGCCGCGCAGGGTGACGGATTCCCCGGCAAGGAACGCCTCGCAGAGGATTTCCGACAGGCCGTTGACGGCATGGATGGCTTGCGAGGGTGTGAGCGGCGTGCGCTCCACGAGTTTTTGTACAAGTTCTGCTTTCTTCATTTTCTTTGAACTGTTTAAAGGGTTTGAATTTCTTGTGACTGGGTATCGCCGGCGGCGCCTTGCGGGGCGCCTTCGATGGAGAGAGGCGACAGGCCGGGCTCCTGCTCCCGGCTCTCGGCCAGGAACTGGGCGACCAGCTCGTCGAAGTACTTGCTGTCATTGGGTATGTCGTCATCGCTGGCCATGATCTGGCTGGCGACGGTCTTCTTGCGGTGTATGATGGCGTAGAGGACGCTGTCGATGGTGCCACGTCCCAGGAGGTAGTAGCAGGTGACGTTGTCCTTCTGCCCGATACGGTGGGCGCGGTCCTCGCACTGGCAGCAGTCGGCGTAGGTCCACGGCAGCTCGATGAAGGCGACGTTGCTGGAGGCGGTGAGCGTGAGGCCCACGCCGGCGGCCTTGATGGAGCAGATGATCAGCCGGGCGCGTCCGCTCTGGAAGTCGTCCACGGCGGCCTGCTTGTCGGTCATCGTGTCGCGTCCGGTGACGGTGACGGCGTCGGGGAAGGCCTTCGTGAGCTCGTCCACTATCTCGTGGAGGGAGCAGAAGACGATGAGCGGGTTGCCGGCTCCGAGGAACGTACGGATAAAATCCACGGCCTGCTTCACCTTTCCCTTGGCGGCCAGCGAGCGGAGCGTCATGAACCGCACGAGGGCCTCCATGCGCATCTTGCGCCGCACCTCCCGGTCATCGCACCCGGCGTAGAGGCGGAGGTAGGCGGCCAGGTCGGCGGCGGCCAGGTCGTACTCCTCGCGGTTGGCTATCTCCACAAAGAGGTCGGTGCGCGTCTTGGCGGGCAGCTGCGTGAGCACCTTGGCCTTCTGGCGGCGTATCATGCAGCGCTCGTAGAGGAGGCGCGAGAGGGCGGAGAGGTCGGCTCCGTCGCCGTCGAAGTCGGCCATGAAGCGGGCGCGGCCTCCGAACTCCTTCAGGCGGTCCATGATGGAGAGCTGGGCCACGAGGTCCTCGGCCTTGTTGACCACGGGCGTACCGCTGAGCATGATGACGTATTCCTTGCCCGTGGCGATGCCCTTGGTGAAGATGGTCTGCTGGGCCTGGGGGTCCTTGACGCGGTGGCACTCGTCGATGATGACGGAGCGGAACAGGCTGACGGCGTCCGAGAAGACCACGTCGCGCAGGCGGAACTCGCGGGACCCTTCGGTATGGATGTCCCACACGAAGTACTTGCGCAGGGATTCGTAGTTGACCACGGCGGCCTGGTACATGCCCATGCGCAGCAGGTAGGGGAAGCTGGAGCGCGTGGCGTTGTCGAGCACCAGGGCGCGCACTCCGGTGAACTTCTCTATCTCGCGCTGCCAGTTGATCTTGAGCGACGAGGGGCAGATGACGAGCAGGGGCCAGGCGCCGGCGGCGTTGACCACGCCCACGCTCTGGAGGGTCTTGCCCAGTCCCGGCTCGTCGCCGATGAACAGGCGCTTCCACTCCAGGCCGCGGCGTATGCCTTCCACCTGGTAGGGGTAGGGTTCCACCCGCAGGCTATGCTTTATTTCGAGGTCGTTCATCATACTTCCATCCGTTGAGTTCGTAGACGCGGCGGCGGGCGGCCTCGCGGTCGTAATAGACGGGCTCGCCGGGGGCGGGCTCACTGCTGCTGCCGAAGGCGCTGGCCTCGGTGCAGACGTAGATGCGGTAGGCTTTTCCGCGCGGGCTGTAATGGTATTCTCCTTTTTTCATGATTCGGGGGTGTTAGTGGGGTTGAACGGATTGAGGCACCAGTACTGGAAGGCCAGTTCCTCGTATTTCTCGCGGCCCCGGGTGTAGACGGGGTCATCGCGGCGGATGAACTTCTTGAACACGCGGAAGTTCTTCTTGCTGATGGCGTAGATGAAGTCGCGGTCGGAGCCGGCGATGTCCATGTACCAGGCGCGGGAGCGGTCCCAGTCGAAGAAGTCGACGGCCTCGTCGAACTGCCGCTGGCTCTCGGCAAAGGTGGTCTTGAGGTCGCCGCCGAAGCCGGCGGGCAGCCACCAGTCCCACTTGCAGCGGGTGTCGAGGCGGAAACGGTACTGGCAGTACTGGAAGGTCTGGCCCTGGTTGGCCATGTGCCGTTGTGTGTCGGCCTGGTCGAGCACGAGGGCCAGGAACGTGTCCTTGCGGGCCTCGGCGCGCAGGCTGCGCCACATCTCCATGGCGCGGCCGAACTCCTCGGGGGTGTAGGCCTGGCCGTCGACGGTGCGCTCGTAGTGGTTCACGCGGGCGGGCTCGGTGATGATGGCGTCGACGAGCGACCCGAAGCGGAAGGCCTGCTCGCGGTCTCCGTACTGCAGGCGGGGATGGAGCAGGTTCTTCAGCTCGGTGAGGTCGGAGTTGCTGACCTCGGGTCTCTGGTAGTATGAATCGGGATTGGTCATCATGGCTCACAGTGCTTTTGTCTCTTCCACGTAACGCACGGCGGGGTGCGAGATGGTGCGGGGGTTGTCCTTGTTGTTGGCCAGGCGCTCCACAAAGGTGACTTGCTTCTTGAAGCACTTGGCCAGTTCCTCCAGGCTCAGGCGGCAGCCTTCCTCTTCCCACCAAAGGGAGAAGACGGCGGCGTATCCCTGGGGCGTGAGGGGCTCCACGCGGAGCTTCACGCTCACCTTGGGCTGGGCGCCCGCGGCCTGTATCTCGGCCTGTGCGAAGGAGGCGTCGAGGGCGGCCTGGCTGTCGGCCACGCGCTTGGCGGCGGCCTCCTCGGCCTCGCGCTGCTGGCGTGCCTGTTCGGCGCGGGCGGCTTCCTCGGCCTCGCGGGCCTTCATCTCGGCCTGCAGCCGGGCGGCTTCCTCGGCGGATGCCTTGGCGATGCGCTCCAGTTCGGCCCGCTTGGAGGGCAGTGTCAGGAGCAGTTCGTCGCGGGTGGCGGACACCTCGTTGGCGTAACGTTCGGCAAAGAGGGGCATGTTCTCGCGGAGGGACGCCTGGCGGATGGCGCCGAGCTCGTCAGGGGTGAGGGAGGCGGGCAGGCGCACCGAGGAGGGCGGGTTGAAGCCGGCGAGTTCCACGGTCACGCCGTTGATGCCCTTGAGCACGGCGTCGAAGGTATCGAGGGTGATGCCGGCGGCCAGTGTCTGCAGGCCGTTGAGCGTGGCGTTGAGCTGGCGGTTGAAGGAGGCGAGGTAGTCGGCGTCGCAGTCGGCGCGGTACTGGCGCATGGAGGATTCGCGCTGCTGGCGAAGGCTCTCTTCCTGGCGGATGCGTTCGGCCTCGGCCCGCTGGCGGGCGGCGTACTCGTTGCGCATCACCTGCAGCTGGTAAGGCACGGAGCCTCGCTTGGCGGGGTCGCAGTCTGCCTCCATGGCGGTGAAGGCGGAGCGGAACTGGTCGAAGAGTTTGGTGATGGGCGAGCGGGCGTCGTTCATCTTCTTGACGGTGCGGCGCGCCTTCTCGATGTAGTGGGCGGCCTGCTGGTCGAGTTCGGGGGTGAGCCCGCCGGCGGCGCTGATGGCGTCGAGCAGGTTGCGGCCGGCGGCCAGGCAGCCGGTGTGTGACTTGTCGCAGATGTCGTAGGCCTGGGGGGCGGAGGTGACGACCATCTGTACGTTCTCGGGGCGGAAGACCGCCACTTCTGTAGCGCTGGGGTTCAAAGTATTGTCCATGATTCGTATGTTTTTTGGGTTGATTGTTGATTGTTTCCTGTTGTCTGCCTTCGGACGTTCTCTCCGTCAGAAGGCCTCGTCGTCATCGGCGGCGGGCTGCACGGTCACTCCGGCGCTGGGCTGGCGTGGCGGGCAGAAGTCGTCGGGCTTGGGGGCGGGCGTCTGTGAATCCACTCCGGGCGCCTGGGGCTGGAAGCCGGCGGGCTGGGCGGGGGTGTCGGGGATGCCTGCGTAGGGGTCGAGGTCGTCCTGCGGCTGTCCGGCCACGCTGGTCTCGAGCTGTGTGCCGCGGCCTATGTTGAGCTTGGGGTAGCTCTTGAAGGCGTGCTTGATGCACTTGGCGGCGAGGAACGAGGGGTCGATGCTGCCGTCGTTGCTGGTGTAGAGCTCGTTGGGTTTCTCCACGCGCTGGCCGGAGCGGTCGGTGTAGGCGTTGTTCTTGGCGGAGTAGCCCGAGAGGCGCACCCAGTCGGCCTCGGTCATCACGGCGTAGTCGGTGGAGCCGTCTATGCGGGTGATCTTCATGAAGCAGGCGATGATGCGGTTGCTCTGACGGGGGATGCGGCTCATGAAGCTGACGAACTTGCGGCCGTCGCGCTCGCCGAAGCTGAACTCGTCGCCCTCGTACACGATGACGGGGTTGTCGGCATGGAGGATCTGTCCGGCGCGGGCACGGAGGAAGAGTTCGCCGTAGCCTGATACGGTGAGGTTGCAGCGGGTCTCCCACACGGTGCGGCCGTCGGGTGCCTGGGCCTTGTAGTTGCGGGGCAGCAGGTAGGCCATGGCGCGCACGCCGGGCTCGAGGGTGATGCCTTGCACGGCCAGGTCGATGAAGGCGAAGAACACCGAGATGGGTGTGCACGATTTCAGTTTCTCGCTGTCGCGCATGAGGTGTTGGAAGTGGTTGGCCTCGCGTTCGTACACGCTCTCGCCGCCTTCCTTCCAGATGGCGTTGTACACGTTGATGAATTGCTGGCGCACGAGTTCGTTGCGCACCACTTCGCCGGCACGGAGCTTTCCGATTTCGGCGGCCATTTTCATTGCGTCATTCATAATGATGATGTTTTTTAAAGGGTTGATAATTGTTTGTTGCTTGCGCCGTGCAGGGTGCGGCGTCCCTCGATGCCGGTTGCGCTTCCGTCTTGCGTGTCCTTGCGGGCCGACCGGTGGAAAAGGGAGGGAGGAAGGACCGGCCTTCTCCCCTCCCCCAACAATCAATCTACCTTAAAAAACACGAAATAAAAAGTGACAACCAGATTATAGGCACCGCGTCTGCGTCCCGCCTGATGGAGGCGGGGCGACGCGTTGGCGGCCGCCAGGGATTCGCACCCTGACCTCCGCGCCCGTGCCGTGCCCCTCCCCGCTCCTTCTCTTTGTTGTCCGGATGGTTTGAGCGCGAAAAAATCAAGAGACTTGTCTAATACCAAAAATTGTTTAATTAAATAACTAACTTTAAAACTCCAGTATGAACTTCCTTTCACGAGCTGGAACGGAAGGAGGGGCCTCTTGCACGGGTGCGGCGCGCTTGCTGTTGCGCCAGCGGCCGATGAATGGTGTTGCGTTCGCTTGCCGGAGACGTGTCGGTGGTTGCTGCCTGTAGCCGATTGACATCACCCCGCCGCTATGCATCCTGCTTTAGGCTGGGCCCCGCCTGATGGAGGCGGCGGCCCGCGCAGTGCCTTGCGGACACGGGGTGTCCGGTTGGTTTGTTTGGTTGCCCGTCGAGGGATCGAACCTCGTCCTTGGTCTTGCGATCGAGAATGTGCGCCTTTACACCACCGGGCTATAGAGGGAGCGGGACGGAGCCTGCGTGCCGCGTCAGCGGTAGAGGTAGTCCTGCTTTGTTTGCTGCAACTGCCGGAGTTGCGAGGTCTGGTAGGCCATCTTTCCGGGCCGCTTCACGGGGTCGACCAGTCCGGCGCGTCGCCAGCGGTCCACGTTCCGGCGGCCGAACATCCGGTAGGCCTGGCTCTGGCTCACGTACTCGGGGTCGTCGTGCGTGTCGCGCAGGGCCTTCAACAGGCGGGCCACCACATCGTTGACGAACGTGTCGTAGGTGACCGTCTTGTCCTGGAAGTTAATCTGCAGGGGTGCGTCCATGGCTGCTCTTGTTTCGTGGGTCAGTCGTCGAACGTCGTGCGCCACTCGATGTAGAACTGGCGGACGAGCGCTGCCATCAGCAGGGTGATGCTGATTACGAACACCCAGCCCCAAAGGCTCTCAATCACGCCCTGTACGGCCCACCACACTGCGCTCACGATGACGCTGACGAGCACCAGCGCCGCGCTGACCATCTGCAGGAATGCAATCATTCTTTCCATACTCTTTTCGTTTTTAATGGTTCCAAACTCAAAAATCTTACTTCACTCTCTTGACGATGACCGTGCGGTTCTGGTTATCCTTGTGCACACGGAACTTGCGGTTGAGCATGAAGCTCAGGTCCGAAGCGTTCGTCTTGGCCGAACCCAGCATCGAGGCCGGGAACGTCAGGCTCTCTCCTACCTCGAGGGATGCAAATGCATGACGGGTAGTGCCTTCACGGAAATTATTCTCCATAACTTTTGGTCGTTTGCTGTTTTTTGTTTAACTTTATGGTGCAAAGTTAGTCAATTGGTTTTATATACCAAACCATTTGACGAATAAATTTAATCATTTAACCCTTTTTAACTGAATAACCATGGAAGAAAGTATTAATGACAGAATCGAATTACTTATCAATCAGCGGTTTAATGGGAATAAGGCTGCATTTGCTAAGTCAATTGGTTTACTTCCTACTGGATTGTCTAACTATCTTGGCAAGCAACGCCGGAGCAAACCGAGCGTCGACATGGTGGCGAAGATCATTCTCTCGCTGGATGTGGACGCGCGCTGGCTGCTCCTTGGCGACACTCCCACGCAGGAAGGCGTCCATGTGGAGGCACACGGTTACGCGCAGTCGGCCGGCCGTGACATCAACAACGGTCCGGACTACGCCCAGACGCTGCAGCTGAAGGAGCGCGTCTCCCACCTGGAGCAACGCCTTCGCGACAAGGACGCCACCATCGCCGAGAAGGAACGCCTCATACAGGTGCTCATGAAGAAAATGTAAGGCAAAGAAAGGGCGGGAATATGGCACACAATCCCGCGGAAAGCAGTAACTTTGCGGCGCGACACCGCGTCGGCAGAACAATGATAAAACGTGTAAGATTATGACAGACATCAAACAAATGGCAAGGTTCGTCGGGCTCTCGCTCCTGACGAAGGGGCTGTCGGTGAGTCCGCTCAAGCTCCAGAAGATTCTATACTACGTGCAGGCCTGGTACATGGTATTCTACGGCAGGGAACACACCCTGTTCGCCGAACGCCCGCAAGCATGGGTCAACGGTCCGGTATACCCCACCGTATACCGTGAGTACCGAAGCAAGACGCAGAACATGTGCGACCACCTGCAGCCGTCCGACTTCTGCGACGGCGACCCCGTGGAGGCCCTGGCCGACGTCACCCGCCTCCTGGGCTTCGACGCGGAACAGCTCGAGCTGCTCGATTCCATCATCATGCTCTACGGAGCGAAGACGCAGAACCAGCTCATCTTCCTCTCGCACTCCGAGAAGCCGTGGGCCGAGAAGCGTGAAGGCCTCCCTCCGTACCAGCGTTCCGAAGAGGAACTCTCGCTGGACACGATGTACAGCTATTACAAGGCCCGCAGGGACCGCAACAGGGAGAAGGCATGAAACTGACGCAGGCAGACATCGAGGGCGAGGATTTCGCCACCATCAACGCGCCCGACAGATTCCGTGGCGCGCTGTCCGCCGAGGACGCCGTACTCTCCCACACCCTGCCCATCATGGTGAGGTATGACTACATCGACCTTGGGAAGACCCCGTATCATTTCAGCCAGAAGTTCCACGAGAAGGACACGAGGGCTTACTTCGAGCGGATGAAGAGCATTTCGTCAAGAAGCATCAACGACATCCTGAACGGTGACAGCCGCGAGCTGCACTTCCATCGGTCCGAGGTGCGCGGCAACCTCCGGAAGGCTTTCCGCGCTCTCTTGCCCGGCGCGATGGCGGACGGTCAGATAGTCTACCACTTCGCCCTCTACACCGACCATGACGCGCAGGCCAACAGGGCAAAGGACGTCCGCTCGCCCAGGATTTACTTCATGCTTGGGAATTACGGACACATC